ACGCCACCTTCTGCGTTTCTTTCTAATGTTTCAATGTTGTAGTTCATTCTTCGTTCTCCAGTTGTGCAACTCGGTTGCGTAGTGATTGTATTTCTTTAATTAAAGTTGGTACTAGTTTGGAGTAATCAACACTCCACATATCTTCCTCATCATACCCTTGTGTTACTGCTTCAGGTGCAACAGGCTGTAACTCTTGCGCTATAACTCCAAAGTCCTGATGCGCTCCATCTTCTTTCCAATCAAACTGTCTTATTTGTATAGCATCTATCTTAGCACCTGCATCACCTGCATCCTGTATGTTTTCTTTAGCACGCTCATCAGATGTAGTGTTATATTGTGTAGAAGTGCCTGCCATTGTTATAGTGCCACGCTCAGAACCTGTAGAGCCTTGAAAGCTCATTAGCTTTTGTGAACTTGAACTATAGCCAGTCCAACTCTTGACAATTATGGTAGCTCCGCCCATGAAGCCACCATTCAGGAACTGACTAGAATTACTTGTTCCAACAAATCCTGACCCTTCAATTCTTGCGCTTGCTCTAATCTTTGCGCTGTAAGAGCCCCCTGATGTTGTTCCTACAAGAAGTTGACCAGAAGAGTTAATCCGCGCTCTTTCATTTCCGCCTGTTACAAAACCTACTGTAGCAAGACCGGGGTTTGTAAAGCCTGAAGTTGTGCTAGTGGTAAAAGCAATTCCCGGAGCGGTGTTAGAGCCTTGCCCTGCGCGTAGTGTAGAGGCTCTTGCTACTCCATTCACATGAAGGGGAGCTGAAGGACTTGTATTACCTATACCTACATTGCCTGATGTGTCAATACGCATAGTTTCATCTGTAGTAGTGCCATCATACTTTTGAAAAACTATAGTACCGTCAGTAGTGTTGTTCCTAGCTAAGATAGCTGTTGTGCCATTTGAATGAAAAAACTCACCATATTGATTAGTACCATCAGAATCTTGTAGACGAACTTTAGGTATAGCGGCAGATATATGTAGTTCTTCAGCAGGACTACTAGTACCTATACCTACTTTGCCAGATGAGTCAATACGCATATGCTCTGTATCAGAAGGACCTCGTGTAAATGTCAAAGCATCGCCATTAAGCCGTACTTTACGCTGAACATCGGTTCTTGGAGTTCCGTCTGCTTCACTGCTAGTAAGAATAACTCCAGATGCTTGTGAGGCATAACCTGTTGCACTATCTTGAACTAAAATACTTGCGTCATCGCCTTTTACATGGAATGCTTTAGCAGGACTAGTAGTACCTATACCTACTTTACCGTCAGCTTTAATGCGTAACTTTTCGGATTTAGTGTTACTATTTTCAGTAACAAACGCCATATCTGTTGTGCCAGAGCCTTTAGATATACTAGAAATCCTACTAATGCCAACACCTGAGTTTCTGTTTCTAAACACTAAGCTAGCAAAAGATTCATCAGTAGTGTTTGCGTTAAAAACTTGCAAAGTGGCATCGTGATTTGATTGCCCACTGTCACTAGTTGCATCATAAGCTGTGCTTGCATCGCCCATTATGTCAACTTTATGTAAGGGACTAGTAGTACCTATACCTACATTACCTGATGAGTCTATGCGTACAGATTCTGTATCTCCTGTATCAATTCTTAAGTCATCACCAATAGCACCTACTAAAACTGCTGTATCTGACGAAGTTGTATTATCTTGTAGACTAATATATCCACCTGTGTCAGATGACTCAAAGTTAGCTACAATATCTGTTGTACCGCCTCTAACATCTAAGTGTCTAACAGGGTTACTAGTACCTATCCCTACTTTACCTGTTGACCCTATTTTCATTTTTTCAGAGCCATCAACTTGAAAGATAATGTTACTGCCTTCGTCAATGTTGCCGTGGTCAGAGCGAATTAATAAGCCATTTGAGTTTGTGTTATATATTAGTTCTCCATAGGAATTGTTATCACTATCTTCAAGTCTAATACCTGCAATATTATCTTTGAGATGTAATGTTCTTGAAGGACTAGTAGTACCTATACCTACATCGCCAGTATTGTAATAAATGTCAGAACCAGAAGTAGTCCATTGTGATGAGCCACCTGCATTAGCATCTACATAGGCTTTGATAGATTGTTGTGTAGCTAAAGCAGTAGCACTATCAGATGACATATCATCTTCATCTAATATATCTGTAACAGTAACAGAGCCTGTGCCGCTTAAGCCGTCAAACTCTATTGTTCCTGTAACCTCTACGCCATTAGTATTTGTTGTAAATTTAACATCACCGCCATAAAAAAGTTGTACTGCCGCATTATTAACGCAAGTAATATAGTTTTGTGAACCATCACCATTAGCCAAAAGTAAGTCTGTGCCTAAAAGTGCTAAACTGCCTGCACCAACATCTTGAATAAATGAAAAACTACCATTGTGATAAATTTGCAAATCATCACTATCGCCAAGTTTAATTCTTTCATTGTCTGCAAGGTCTAACATTGCTGTACGATGCTGTGTAACACTAGATTCTGATATGTCTGCATCAGGTATGTCTGTGCCTATAATGTGGTAGCGACCATCAAGGTCAACAGTGTAATCAGAGCCATCTTGTTGTGATAATCTTAGTATGCCGCCTGATTGGAACTGCATACCAGTAATCATATTATTGTAGGCACTATCCCATTGAGAAGAGTTGTTAGTTACTACAGTAGCAGGTGCGCCAGAAGTTGATGGACCAAATGCAAACAACTTATCAGCCCTATCAGCGAGCAAAGGCAAAGTCATATTAGATTGTGAATCAAGGTCTTGTAGCCTAACAGTGCGATTAATATCTGTTTGCTGTTGATTAGAAGCTAACCACAAACGATCAAAGTCGTTGTTCACAGTAGAGGCTAAGAATGCGCCACTAGGCTGATAGTTAGTATCTCTATCCAAATCCATAGCTAAAAATATAGACACTACAGTGTCTACTGGAATGTATATTTGCTGTCCATTTCCATCAACGCCTAAGTCAAAAACAACATTGCCACCTGTGCCACTGCCTACACCAGTAACAGTATAGTGTGTGTTCAATGACTTTAACTCGTCACCAATATATACTTTTAGATCAGAGGCATCATGTATTTGAAATGTATAAGCGTACGTGTTCTGCTGATTACCGGCAGTGTACTGATTTCTAGTTGTGTTTGCTGTAACTGTCATAATATCCTCTTAATCTATAATTCGCTCTATGTTTTCTAGTGGTGAGCGTTCTGGCGTAAAGTAATATTCTTGTCCTTGCTCTTTTTTAATTTCTCTTTCGTGTTTATTAAATCTATATGCGTGTTTTGGGTCTGTTGCATCACGCAGGTTATAAAATACATAATCGTGAAACAAACCTAACTGCCACGGTTTAGGCGTTAAATCCTGCGCTAATTTAGAAAATTGCGGTATCAAATGTGTTTCGTCACCATCAATTAATCTATTAATATTGCCGACAGTCATGTCTGCTACTTCATCAATTCTATTAAATACTAAGCCCATATTAGCCTCAACAAAACCTTTGCCAAAGTCTTCTGTATTAGTAAATAATATATCTGCCGCAGGACCACCTACACCACCTCTTTTAAAAGCATCAAGCCAAAACCTAGCATTGTCCATATCTCTAGGTGTTTTTCCTTTTGACATTTCACTTAGCTGTAAACTGATTGCTCCAAGCATAGTAAACCCAACAAAACCCCCTGCCGCATACGAAACCCTGCTTCTTCCTCTTGGATTGTGGAACAGCCTATTAGCATGATTCATAATAATTGCAGTTGGGTGCGTTAAAAGTTGCGTAACCGATCTTGCAAGTTCTCCGCCAACTGTACCGCGCTTTGTGCCAAGCAATGTAGTAATTGCTTTAATTCTAGCATCACCAAGCGGAACGCCTCGCTCTACTTCTTCTGTAATCATTGCATGAAATTTCATGCTTTTGTCTTCTAAAACATTTGCAAACTTTACACCTTTCATTTCAAGTGGTTTAGTTGCTCTAAAAGCATCCCATTCGGCTTCAGTAATGCCTTTGCTTGCAAACATCTTTTGATGCACCGGATCTAACTCTGATAGTTTTTTTCCGAAATTCTTATGAAGCATCAACGAAAGTTCCATTGACATTGCTTTACGACCTGCTTGGGTCATAGTTTCAAGACCAGTGCCTCGTAGCAATCCATCTAGACCTTTAGCAACTTTGCCTGTGCCATATACATCAACGTATTTATTTGATGATTTTGCAAATCCAATAGTTGTATCAACTATAAACCCCATTTCTGCAAACAACTGCCTAAGTTCAGGGCTATCTTTGCCATGTAAGTCTTTTAATAATTTTACATGGCTTGAAAATACTTTCATCATTGGCATTTTGCTAGAGTATGCACTTAATAAATTACTTACAGGGTCAACTACTGCTGATATAGCCGCGCCACCCAGTGCGGCAAAACTTTCAAATGTTCTAAAAGTATTACCAAGATCAGCAAAAGTTGCCATTTCTGCGGCATTTACCTCGCCACTTACAACTCTAAATATTGCTTCTGCTTCTCTGCCATGTCCTTTGTATCGTTTGCCTTGCTTAGCCGCTTCTTGTTGTGCCAACAAAGATAAGGTGTCAAACATATTTCTTGGGTTTGTACCTAATGTTGCCATCATTCCTATATCAGATGCCATATTTTGTATGTGGTCTGTCATAATAGAATATATGTCACCACCATTAAAACGATCTTGATACTGTATCCACGATTCACCATCTTTAAAGTATAGGAATCTTTGATGACTATTTCTGCGCGATAACTTTCTTGACGCGCCTTTTGGCGGTGCGTCTTTTACTTTGTTAAGACCTGCTGTTTTGTGTGTTTGATAAACATAACGCAAAGCTTCATTCAATTCTTCTTCTGTAAGTCTTTCGCCTTTATCATTAAGCATTCTTGACTTATCAAGCAATGTCTCGCCATTAGTTGGGTTTAAAAACTCAACAAATTCATCTTCACTTATTTTGTTAAACGCTCTTGAATTAACTGCTTGCGGCATAAAATATGCTTCGTTTTTAGAAATACTGCCACCAAAACTATTAAAGTCCAAACGCATTTCTTCAACTGTATCTAGCCACAGTTTAGCTAAGTCATTAATTTCGTTATCAGCAGATTTAAACCCTGTATTAAATACAACTTTTACAAAATCCTTCAAGCCTTCTTTGTCTTGCCTAAAGCCTAGTAGCCCCATTTTGTTTAGTCTAGGGAAAAACCTTTCAGCACCTTTATGAAACGATGACCAATACTTTGCTAAGAAAAATGCCTGATGATTTTCAACATTAAGGTAGCCTGCGCTTTCAGTTAAATCTCTAGCTAGTAAAGACTTAAGTCCTACCATTGGACCTTTAGGATGACTCATTATTTTTTGGCGTGAATCAGCAATTATTATTGCATCAATAATTTTTTCGCGCTTTTGTCTGCTTATGTTGTCTGCTAATGTTTTAATATACTCAGCAGGATCGCCAGACTCTAATATTTCATTCGCAGTAGTTTTGCTGATCTTTTTTTGATCAACTGCAAGATTAATACAATACTCAAAACTAGCCACGAGAACACCTCATAATAGAATCTAACTCACCTAACTGATCATCTAAGTCTTTAATTACTTCGTCAGCATTTACAATTTTAGGATTGCCATCTGCATCCAATACAACAACCTCTTTTGTTTCTAAAGTATTATACATATCTACATCACGATTATAACTTTCTCTTGTGCCAGTATCATTATAGTATTGATCTTCTAAGTCACCTGCTTTAGCCTTTGGATGTACAATATCAACTTTTTCTTTAACAGGTACTGTTGACTTAGGCGCAGGACTGTCAGCTTCATCTATAATTCTTAACAAGTCTAAGTCGCGCATGACATTGTCTTTAAGAATCAAATCCATCTCTGCCCTGACATCTGTAGAGTTAGATATTCTTCCTTTCATCTCTTGTAATTGCTTTACATTTTCAGGATTAGCTGTGCCTAACTCATTTATTTTGTCATCAATAGTTTTAATAACAGCCTGCTTTATACCATCAACAGACTTGATACCTGCGTTTAAAGCTGTTTGATACGACTCTAATACTACCTCTTCCGCCCTAAATCCTTTACGCAATCTAAGTTGGTTTACAATATGCTCTACTGTAAATATTGCAGTATGCTCTTTTTTGGCAGGTTGATTAGAAAACTCTACAAGTTTTTCCTGTATGTCTTTATCTACTTCTGCTTTGCTTAGTTTTTTTACTTCTGGTTGTGGTGCATCAATTACTGTGCCACTTTCTTTAAATTTTTTAACTTTAACCTGACTAGCATCAAGTGCAACAATTTGTGCAGGCTTATCTTTACCTTTTGGCACTTCTATTCCATCAAACCCTGCTTTTTTAATTGCGGCAACATCATCTGGAAACAATTTTTCAGGGTCAATCATTCTAAATAAATTTTTAGATTTAATTAATTTTTGCAATTCTGCCTTAGATAAATCATCAACTAATTCTAAATCGCCATTTTTAATAGTTCTTATATCGTCTAAATTGCTGGGCAACTCATCAATATCAACTCTAGCGAAAGTAATTTTTTTCTTATCAAATGAACTAGTAACTGTTTGTAGTGGTACTGGGTTGTTAATATAAACACTTGCCTCTACTTCATTTGCGCCAAATGCAATAGTGCTAGGGTCATCACTTTGCCTAGAAAAATAAATACCTTCACTTCCTGCGTAGCTATGTTTGCTTTTATCTGATTTTTTAAAATCAAAAAAAGGGCTTGCAGTAGTGCGGTGGTATGCAGTAATTGGCTTGCCTTCTGGCAATTTAGCAGCAAGTTGTTGCTGTCTATAGGTCTCTATGCCACGCACAGTAGGCGTGAACTCATCATTGAATATAGGTTTAAAAGTTTTAAATTCTATAGCCGCTTTTTGTGCTAATTCTTTTCTTCGCGCCAAATATCCACTAATACCATTTGCACCACCACCAAACAATCCAGAGAATAAAGTAGCTGATGCTATTGCTGTATATGCTTCTTCTTTAGAGTATGGTGATTGAATTTGTTTTTTATAGTCATACACTGAAAGCTGTATAGGCACTTCTGTTGCCAATCCAACAGTTGCTTGTGTAGCAAACCCTCTCGCCATATTAGATAAAATTGACGCGCCCTTAACCGTTCCTGAAACCATACCAAATGGTAAAGTGCCAATGATTAATGGATCAGACGCATAACCGGCAAAACTACCTGCTATATCACCCCAATAACTACCTCTATCAATAATTTCTTGTCTTTGCTCTCTTAACTTTGCAAGTTTTGCGACTTTTTCGTTAAATAACTCTTCATCTGTTTTTACAAGACCTGTTTCAAGAGCAAACTTATTGTAGTCAAATCTACCGTTTTTTTGATACTGGCTATAGTCTTTGTCGCCTGTATTTATTATATTTTCTACTTGATCTGCTCTTTCATAAAACCCTTCATTATTAAAAAAACTTGATACAGACCACGCCTCATCTTTAATTAAGCCAAATTTTGCGCTATAAGTTTCACCAAAACCATACATCTGCTCCTTCTGCGTAAGTGCATCCTTCGCAGTTATAGTAGGAGTGTACGAAGACTCTCTTTCTGTTCTAGTGTTTAATAAAGACATTTATATCCTTTAAAACATTCCAAATGGGTTGCTAGGTCTGCCTCTTACACGCCTATTAAGTTCTATTCTTTGTGATATTTTTTTGCCTTCTTCAGAAACCAGAAAACTTGCTATGTTTTTGTTTAGGGCTTCATTATTTAACTGCAATATAATTGGCTGACCACTTTGCGAAGCTAAATATTTTTCTTGTTCTACTCCATTAATTTCAACAACACGCACAACTTGATAATTTCCTTCTTGACCATCAATGCCTGCTAATTTTGTTAAGCGTGTTCTGTCTTCATCCTGAATTAATTCTAGTATATCATCTGCTTCATCTTCAGTAATGTATATATCTCCTTGAGCAGTGGTAAGTAACTGTATGTTTTCTACAGTTAAGTTTTCAATTACTGTTTCAAGCTGTTCTTCTGTATGACTTCCTAAAATTATTTGTTTATCTCTAAACTCCATAGTGTTGCCAACTACTGCCTGTATTGCTTCCATCCATTTATCTTTATTAAAATCATATTGCAATGCACCATCTCTGGTTTCTTCAGCCGTTAAACCTGTACCTAAATCAACAGTGCCAAAATAATATGATTCTACTGCCGCTAAATAATGACTATAGTTATCACTATCAATTCCAGTGCCAGTATGCTCAGTAAATAAACCGTGCGCTTGAGCTTTTGCATTGCCCTGCAAAGCTACTGATGGCTTTTCTGTTTGCGATCTTCTTTTACCCTCAAATAATATAGATGCTAAATGCGGCTTATCAAAAGCATGTGCAGTTGTGCCATCGCCCATTTCTTGTGCAACAATATCTTGTATATATGAATCTCTGCCATAAGCATTCACTACACCCATTATTTCCGTTGGGTTTATTTGTTTTAGAGTTTCTACAAATGCAGTTTTTTCTTCTTCTGTAAATAAATGTATATTATTGTAACCAGTGTAATTCTTAACAATTTCTATATTTTCTTTTCTGTTAGCTAACTCTTCTTGAGTCGGGTACATGAGATTTTCAAATTGCACCCTTTCAATAATCGGTGTATTTTCTGTTGTTCTTAATGTTTTTGCACCCCAATCTAAAGCACTTTTATTAAGAGCAGTATTTCTAGCAACATCTGACTTTACCATAGCGGCTACTAGCTGTGCATTTTCAGGGCTATCTTCTGCCGCTTGCATTAACTTGTTTCGTGTTTCTGCATCACTTCTTGCATAGTGATTAACTTGTTCAGCAATAGCAAACTCATCTTGTTTTCCTATATTTTGTGCGGCTTGTCTTGCTTCATCTCTTGTTTGCGAGTCAACCGGTAAGCCAATATCTAAAGACGTTACCACATTTGTTACTTTCTTAGCATCTTCTTTAATACCTAATTGTCTTTTCATCTTTTGCAAAGATGACTGGGTATTAATTTGTACTAAAGTAGAATCTAATGTATTTTTCCACTCATTTTGTGTATAGCCATCTGGAACTTTACTTAACGCTTCGTCATATAAAACTGCCGCAGTTTCAGCATCAGTATCAGCCACCGCAAGTATAGGTGCTTCAATTTGTTTGTATTTTATTAATTTTTGTAACTTATTTTGTTTTTCTGCTACATTGTATGTAGGGTCTAATTCACCTCTACTTATAAAAGCATTATTTATGTTATTTACAATAGATCCAATATCTTCTTTGTTTCTTATAGCTTTATCTAAATCAACAGTTAAAGTACTAATTGTATTATCACTAGATTGCTTACTAGCAATCAAAGCATTAGCATTAAAGTTTTTTAATAAAGGTGCGTGCGTGCTTCTTACTTTTCCTATGAGATCAACTTCTAAACGAGCGCGAACACTTGGGGTCATGCTTTCAAGCATACCATTAGTAAAAGCCATAGATCTTTCTAAATACTGTGTAGGATCATCAGAATATTCTTCTGATAATTGTGTAAGGTGAGCATCATGATCTAAAATACTACTATTTACTAATTCTTGCTCTAACAAAGCATCAGTCTTTTTTTTCTCTAGTTCCGCTCTACGTGTTTCTTCCTTTCGTTCTTGTATTTTTTGTTGTCCATGAGCAACTGCGGCTTGAGTAACCTTTTGCCCAACGCCTGCTAAAGCCTCTAATTTACGAGCCTCAGTCTGGTCTACACCAGTAGGTGTAAATTTGCCATATCGTGTAATAGGTGTAATAGCCATTTAATTATACCGTTGTAGTTGTTGGAGCTGATGCCGCGCCATAAGCCGCATAACCAGATGCCGCTTGTGCCGCACCACTCAAAAGCGTTCCTGTTGCTTGCGCTCTACCAGTTGCTGATATATTTGCCGCTTGTCTTTCTCTCATTGCTAACTTTAATCTATCACTTAATGCTATTGCAGATTCGCTAGAACTAACTTGTCTTGCTGACTGTAAAGCTACACTTTCAGGGGTCAATCCTGATACTCCACTAGTTGCCATAGCCGCTTGATTAGCCGCTAATGTTGCATTTAGCTTTTCTCGCCTCGCAAGCTCTTCTATTTTTGCTTGCATTTCTTCTTGCTGTTTCTGCATTAATACTTCTTCCGCCTGAGCTTTTCCTGCTTTTCTTTGTTGCACAGCAGTGTATACAGAAGAGGTTGCTATTACAGCGGCAACTATGTGAAATGACATCTAAATATCCTCTGGCTCTAATATAGCCTTTTCTATTTCTTCAACATTAGTTAGTTCTGTTGGGTGATATGTAATCCACACACAATCAGTTTCAGCGTATATAACACGCTTTGTTCCCGGAATAGTCTCACCCATAAAAGGTGCTTCTATTTCTATATTTTCAAACTGTGTTGCAACTCTACACTTTCCTTTTACCACAGTATAAAGATGCTTTGTTTTATGCAATGCGCCCACTAAACAAACGCCTGCCGGTATAAACAACTCTCTGGCATACAATCCATCACTAAAGTGGTGGCGCGTCTCTAACTCGATTGTATCGCCTTTCAACATTAACGATTGTAACTGAATAATATCGTCTTGTGTTGTTATTTCATTCACGAACTAATCTCATAATCTATTGATAACAAGTGGAATGGCGTGGCATCTGGTATAGTAATAACAGGTGCTATTTCACGACCCCAACCATTACCACCATTATTGTCTTCTATAATGCCTGTAGACGGCTCTAACGAAGTGTTAAGTGGACTATCATCAGCACCACCAAACTCTCTTACAGGCACAGCCACACCATCTATATTAACACCTGCTGAATTAATTACACGTAAATTCATTCTTCTAATCAGTTTTAGTGCCATTTGTATATTGTCGCCATCTCTCATAAGGACGGCTATAGGCATTGGTTTTACTTCCGGCACAAAGTTTCTACCAACTTCTATTGTAGCATTCAACTTTCTTTCTTCAGAAGTTAAGGATATTGAGTTTCCATCACTTGCAGGACCTGCAGGATTTAAATATCGTGGTGACAACACACTATTACCTGCAACAAGGTTTGTAACTTGCGTACCTTTTAAATGTTTTAAGCCTGTAAGTATTTCACTATGGTAATTACCATCTGAATCAGGGCTTGACGCAGGCTCAAACTTTAACGAGTAATCAAGCAAATGCTCAAATGTAAGCCTGCTTATATTCCAATTATAGGTGTAGTTAGATGCGTTACCTACATTAGATAAAACGTGTAAAACATTATTAACTGCTACAACCTGCTCATACTTATCTGTTGCACCTGCAAAAGCTACATTATTAGGATTGCTCAAAATTTGATCAGCAGGTACAGCAGTACGAACTTGATTAAATCTAACAAACCCATTTACGTCTTGTTCACGCAAAGTGTTAAGGACTACAGCAGAGCCATCACCATTAATAATAAATACATAGTTGGCATCTTTAGATGTAGTAGTTGTTATTGCATCCATATCTAATGGATTACTTATTAAGTGTGTAGATAAAACAGATAGGTCTACACTTCTAAATCCTTCTTCGCGATAATCAAATACAAACTGCCTTAAACTTTTACCATTTCTATCAATGAAAAGAGTAGTGCCATCAAGTGAAAGTGTAGGTACATTTTCGCTAAAGCTACCATGCTGTGTTTGCTGTTCCGCACCTAGTGTAGAAGGTGTGTTGCCAGTAATTGCAAACTCTGCGCCCTCAGTAAACACTGTAACACCACGACCACCAGTAACATCTACAATACGGCTTTTAGCCCCATTCATTGTAAATAAAAACCCTTCGTTGTCTTCACCGCGTTTAACAAGAAAATCGTGGTAAACTCCGGGTTCTGATGCCATTAAAACTTGTGGCTTATCGCGAGTACCACCAATCCACAGCCTGCCTTGTGCAAATACACCTAAGTTTGGATACCCTCTAGTTGCACTCCATATATCTTCTTTAGCATCTGATCCTCGCTGATAATCATCAAATGTAATACTGCTTGTTGTACCTGATGTCATAAAGCCAGACATTTGATCATAACTGTTAGCAGAATCACCGTTCATTGTAATTTTATATTCACGCGAAGCTATTCTAGTTACAGTTATACCTGAGTCGCCAAATACAGGCATATCTTGTAAGTTTTTCTGCATTGCATTAGCTGTAGCGGTTTGTTGATCTGTATCTGAATCGCCATGGTAAGCAATTTCTTTACTTAAAACACCATCTACTTCTAATTGATATTTATTCCCTTCTGCAATATTAGATGGAAAAGTTACATCAACTAAAGCATCTACAATTACTGGGCTTAACCTATCATTAAAGTTATAGCGCGGCACATTTGTATATGGAAATGTATCGTAATAAAACTTATCGTCTTTGTTGTAATTGTATATAAGCCGTTTTGTTGGTTGATTCTTATTAAACAGCAACAGTACATTTTCGTTAGCCGCTACACGATTAGGAAAATCATCTCCAAGCCCATGATTTATGTCTTGAAAAAAAGTTGTAGCCGTATCTGTAACCTTATAAATTCTTAAATTAGTTGGCGTAAAGAAAAGCAAAAAGCTATTATCTTTATCAACCTCAAAAGAATGCATTTTATATTTGCCATCAGGGGTGGCTTCATTAACTTTTAAAAAGTTTACATCTGTTATTTTTAAGGTTTCTGTGCCTAAGTCTGATGTTCCTTTTCTTATAAGTCGCCAGTATTGTCTAACACGCGTGTCAGGTCCTTCTGTGTCCGTAACTGGCACATCTATGGTTATTCTAAAGTCTTGAGCAAAGTTTGTGATTTTGGGTATATCTGCTTCTTTAACCCAGTCAGAGTCATTATCAGAACTTTCTAAGTCAAACTCTGTACTTTCTGGCGTAGTAGTTGTCGTATCAAACTGTATTCCAAGTATATCAACAAATTTAATTGTAGATGTATTTGATCCGCCAAGATCGTGTTGCCATGCGACCCAATTATCATTAGTGCTAATGCTTTTAGAGTTTACTTGTGGTGGATCATCTACTGTACCACCGCCACTGAGATAAAACGTAGTCCCGTCATTGTCGTCAAGATTAGCCTCGTTTCCATCACCATTAGTATCTGGGTCTGAAAAAGAACCAGTTGCATCTCTTTCAGTAGGTCCAATAGGAACACCAACAAACTCTGAACCCATACGTCTTCTGACGCCACCTTGAGGCGAAGTCACAACATTCTTAGCTGTTTCCATGCCTTTGAAGTATTGACCTATATCAGTTCTTGATTTTACTTCTTCCGATAGTTCACCACTAACAAAGCTGTTTTGTACAAAGTTAGTTAAAGCCATTAGTACCTCACATCAAGGAATGGTCTGCTCTGTATAGGTGTAATAGGATGTTGCTGTGAATCAGTATATCGTGCCATGCGAGAAGCATTAAGATACTCCTCTGCCATAATTTGTTTTGTTGTAGCGTTGTCGCGTACAGACATAGCAAAGTCTTTTGCTAATGCGTACTCAATCATTTTAGCAAAGTGTACAGGGAACTCATTCTCAGGTACATCAGCTATGTAATCACAGAACAAGTCACCGCTATGATTTACATATACTTTGTCTTCAATAATTTGATATGGCTGATTAGGATTGATCTTAACCAAAGTAAGTAAGTCAGAGGGTAGTGTGTATTTAGCATTCCACTCTGTGCCAGTAATAGCTGTAGCATCTTTATTTAGTTGTGCTTTCTTTCTAGCAAAGCCCCAACGATACTTAGTTAGTTCTGCTTTGACGATATTATCATACAAGTTGTTAGCTACAACCTGCGCTCGTGCGTTGCCAGTAAGTGATGTTATTGGCAAATCACCTATCAGAATTAATGCGTTAGAAATTAGTTCTATTTTACTAGCCATGATTTACCTTTATGTAGAGAAAAGAAAGGGGGGCGAACCCCCCTTATAAGCCTAATTAGGCAGGTGTTGCATCATAGTTGATTTGAATCAAGCCTGCTGTATCACGTACAGCCGCGCCTGCTTTCAACATACCGTTACAAAGGAAAGAAACCTTCTCAGGTACATAATCAATAGTAGTTTTGTTATCAACACCGATAGCAAGACCAATAGCATCTTTAGCAAATGCGTAGCCTGCGGTTACGTCAGAAGCAGTAGTTAGACCACCAACTGTACGATCTTCGATAACAACTACGTTGAAGCCTGCAAATGTGTTGATTTCACCATTTACTAGAGCCTTAACATTTTGGTAATCAGAAGATGAAACTTTCTCATCAGCTAATAGACCTGCAAGACCTGCACCACTGATAGCGCAGTATAGATCGTTAGAACCAACGCCAGCCTTAACCAACTCAACTTTAGCGTCAATAAGATCAGTAGCCGCAAGAGCAGTACCACCAGTACCAACAGTAGCACCCGGAGTTGCCGCATCCATTGCAGAAATAACGATGTCATCAAGTCTACGACCCAATGCGCCTGCAATAGTTTGAGCAAGTTCTTGCTTCTCATCAAAGTTTACTTCAGCCGCATCAAAGATGTCAGTGTACTCAGGAGCAACATAGTTAGCTAGAGTAGCAGTAACTAAGCTGTGAGCAACGTTCATTGGAGATACGTCAGTAGAAGTAGTACCACGAGCCGCGGCAGTACCTTTACCCATTGCGCGGAACTTGTAAGTGTCACCAACTACGTTATTACGTACGGTAACTGCGTTTCTTAGTAGTGAAGCGTTTTGGTAAGCGTGCTTCACCATGCTGTCAAATTCTGTAACAGCTACAGGAGATAGATTTACACTCATTTTAATATCCTCGAAAAAGAGATTTAATTTAAAAGTTTTTCAAGGTTTTCGCTGAGTACCCAGTAAATTGGTCAGCATCCAACCTAAATTTACCGAGCCTATGGGAATAGGGTATTCGATGCGCTTATTATAACACCGAACACCCATACTTGTAAATATTAACCGCCAAACGATGCAAGCATCTGTTGAACTTTCCGTTCATGGTTGGGATCAACACTTCTGAGAAACTGACCATTTTCATGGCGTTTAAACATTTCTGCTTCTACATCTGACCACGTTAAACCTTGCGGATGCTCGCCACCCTCGATGGGTAGTTTAGCAGGGACAGTAGCTTTTACGATAGCTTCAATAAGCTGTACACTTTCTGCTGTAGTTACTAAGTCTTGCACTTGAGTATAAGTATCAGCATCAAGGTTGTTCTTTAAAAATCCTTCAACATTCTTCAAACGCTGAGTAGCATTGTCACCTAGCTTTGCCATCTCTTGTTCAGCACTAACTTCTTCAACTGCTTGCTCTTGTGCAGTTAATAGTTCCCATGCACGACCATACGCCTCTTGAGACATATTGGTATCTTTAGCAAACTCAGTTAGTTCAGCAAGTAACGCATCATCTTGCTCTACACCTTCAGGAGCAACATAACCATCCTTAGGTGCGCCTTTAAATCCACCAAACTTCTTTTCAAGTTCAGTGTACGCCTTTGCTTGTTCTGCAACGGACTGGTACTTATCTGCTTTATACCACTCTGGAGTTTCACCTGTACCCTTAATACCTTCAGCTAGAAAATACTCGTTCTCACCTAACGTGGGTTCGGCATTGTCTAACAAGGTATCAGAAGTAGTTTCTTGTACTTCGGCTTGTTCGTCTGACATATTAACCTCTTACTTTAGCTTGTTGTATTAAATTGATCACATACTTAACTACACCTGACTCACCATTATGATAAGCCGCTTCGTAGTTTACGTTCTGTGATTCAAAGGGGGTATCGTTGCCATAGATAAAACGAGACGTTAAATCTTCAAGGACTTTCTTTCCTTCAGGCGTAGAGAAACAGCCATTGTATGCTTTAGATAATTCAATGGCTTTTAGTCTCTGTTCTTCTGCGTACTTAGACTTGGTTTCCGAAGAAGCCTTGTCTATGTTGTTCCAACTCAAAGTATAGTCTGTCCTTGCATTGGCTGTTCACCTGCAGGCATACCTTGCTGTGCCGCTTCTGCACCTGCTTGTATTATTGCTACTTTCTCAGCTTCACTTCTAACAAGTGCGGCAGGCATACCTGCTTTATCAGCAACCCATGTACCAAAGTCTTCAAGTTTAAATCCAATCTTAGCTTGGTCAGGACCGGCATTTTGAAGTACAAACTGTACAGCTTGTTGGACAGTAAGTATATCTTCTGCATCCTGTTGCCTTGCTAGAGGGGACATAAACTTAATATCTATGTCTCTACCATCTAACTGTAGCGGCTGAATAATGCCTCTACGAGTTAATATAGCAACAACACGCTTTATAATAGGGATTAATACTTCAGTTTGCAAGCGTCCAAATGCAGAACCAATTCGTTTTGCCAGTTCACGAGCCTCAATAGCTACCTCTGTAGCTGATCTAACAGCCCCTGTTGGGTCACGCAGATCATTGAATAACGCTTTCTTAATGTTCATTTGTAGGTCATTGATGACAAACTGCGATAATTGTAAGTTAGCGCCAGTGTCTAATCGTCTTAATGATGGATTAGCGTTGTTGTTAGAACCTACTGGAATAACAACTCCCGGACTTATGCTTATATTGTAGGGGTTTGTAACGCCATCATCTGTTGCTGTGTACATACCTGCAAGGTCGATAGCCGCTTTCTGTAGCGTAAACTCTTTTGCTTTGTTCAATGACTTAACATCAGGCAATGCTTGTAGTGCAGGACCGCGACCACGGATCTCACCTGCTACTTTAGAGTAACGCCCAGTAACCCACGGAGATGTTGGACCAAAGTCTTCCATCCAACTTACGTGATCTTCTTTTCCAATCCACAAGCAACCGTAATATGTTTTAGCTTTTGGTAAGTAAACAACGCCCTCATAGGCTTTTACCATAGTTTCAGGCTTGTCTTTGATAACTTTAGCTATAGTTGGTGATGGTTTAAAACCACGCCACTTACGAGGCAAGTCACTAGCCTTTACTTCAAATCTACGCCAATGTGTTTCAACATTACCCTGTGGACCTTCCTCAAATGCTATACCTTTTTGTGGGATAGCACTAAATACAAGAGGCATATCATCATCTTCTACCTCATCAATACGAAGCGTGCCTGTACCAATCAAAAGATCAAGTGCGTGTTCATAGAATTGTGTAGCAAAGTTAGAACGGTTAATGTAATCAAAGACCTCATCAGCTTGCTCTTCTAGGTTACGCTTAATGTCTTCTTCAGATACATTAAAGTCACCAGACTCTAATAGTTTTTTGACGCGAAGAGATGGTTCAAACGTAGCCCAGCGCGACCAGATTGGTGCTATGTTTTCTTGTAGCTTACTTGCACCCTGTTGAATAGCCTCTAATGCAGTCGAGTCGAAGATTTTATCCATCTTCTTCTGCCCTGCTACTACTGTTTCAAACAAGTTTCTGTTGGGTAAAAAGTATTCATACGCATCATCTAACTGATCATGCCAGTGTGTAGCGCGTTTGAATGCGTTTGCTTCTCTTTTTTTAAGGTCTTGAAGCGACCCTAGTTCAGCAGGTAGCTTCATACTAAGACCCTTTTTGTCTTTCTTGAAATTCAGCAAGAGTTTGGACTTCGCCCTTTTTAAATGCTCTCAAGTATGCATTAAGAAGATCTTGTCCTTCAGTTTGACGAGTTGTGTGCTGTACACTTTCCTGACCTTTAGGCTTTAGCCCGATTCCGCCAATTAGTGATTTTGCCCCTAACTGTCCTCGTGCTTGAGTTTTAAGCATACGCTCAGTTTTTGCTCTTTCTCTTCTCAATCCTATTTCGGTTCTTTTTTCTAAGGCTAATTCTTCAGGAGTTGGTAGTGGTTGGCTTGGTCTGCTACTGCCCATTATGCTTCCTCATGTATTTTAGTAGTTGATATGGGGTCAGTATAAACGGATTGTTGATCCCTAATATCTGTTTGATATGTCCTACACACGTATTCAACATAAAAAGATGCCGCTTGCACTTTCTAGGTTTAAATTTTAGTAGATAATATTTGTCCCCAATTATACCCTTTTTTGCTTCTTTTGTGAACAACTCTACTTCATCTGTCAACTTTCCATAGTGAATTAGACGATCTGCACTAGGAATTACCACATAACAGTGTCTTACGCCCTTTTTTAAAAATGGACTCCACCAGTTTGATCTGTCGTTTGTAAACACGACATACACATCAGAAGACACTGAAGTTGACCTTTGCTTGTGTAGGTTTAGTAAACTTGCCAGTAGAGCGTAGTGCTGAACGACCTTCACCTTCACCTTGTAGTGCGTACTCAAGGGCTTCCACAGGGTGAGAGTATTCATTCTTATCAGGCTCATCAGTGTAGTGTTCCCCTGACTTCTGTACTCTACGGTAGCAGAACCCACCTTGTAAGCCTTTACGAATCATAGAGGCTTTAGGTAGGACAACGAATCGTGGTTGTCCATCCATACACATTTCTTTCATGGGTACTTCTAGGGCGGCTCTACGTTTTAATGGGTCGTTAGAGGCTGTAGGTTGGCATGGGACACCTGCCGCACGTAGTATCTGGAATGGTGTATCCGAGTTGGCTTGGTTTTTATTGTTGCCAGAAGGATCACCCCACCCTTTGAACTCGTGATCAGGGTACTTTTCTTCAATATATCGTTTAAGTGTTGGTGCAAAATCAACAGCACCAGAGTCGGTAAGAACCATTTCATCAAAACATATCCATCTGCCTATGGCAGTTCGTTGTATAAACGCACACGCAGGTGTACGACCAAAGTCCATTCCTAAGACAATAGGGTAGTCAAGGGATGGTGTGAAGTCATCCATGTGTTGACAGTGGACGCTATCAGTGTACATAGGATGCACAGGCTTACCGTTCGATACAAATCCATATTCATTAGCTAAGTTTACCTTTATCCAGTCATTAGACTTACCATTTAGACCACGCTCATA